CCCAGACTATTGATATAGGCCGCCAGCGCCTTTTTAATTTTCTCCGCGATGGGGCTGGTGTAGCCCGTCAGCGCTTTCAGCTCCAGCGACAGATAAACCGGCACCGGCACCGGCCGCGAAAAGCGGATCGCCTGCGGCGTGCCATAGCTGTCGGCAAGCGTTATGGTGGTATTGCCAAACGTGCCTACGCCCAGGGATTTCTTTTTGCGAATAACGTCGGCGATCGTATTTGCGTCACCACCCTGCACCACTGCCGAAATAGTATGGCCGGGCAGCCCATTCGCATCCTTATCATCGCTGTCGTTCTGGTAAAGCTTATGCCCGACGACGCCTGCGATATTTGAAATTGCGCCGTCCAGCGCGTCAAAAGTGGTCAGCGCCGTCAATGAAACGCTTTGCGCCTGGCGCAGCCGCAGTTCCGCGTCCGTTTCGGCAACGCTTCCCGTGGCCGCCGCGTTCAGGTTGGTCACCGTCTGCCAGCCGCGCGTCGGCGTGTTGATTTGGTTAACGGAACCACTTACCGCCGCTATCGGCCCGGTTTCCGCGCAGGTGGCCGTCACGGTGACCGTTCCCGTAGTGGCAATCGTTACGCTTGCGGGCAGGTTCCAGATAACGTTATTACTGTCCCTGACCGAGCCGTTAACAATGGTGGTGCCCGGCGTGCCGCTCAGCTGTAAATCCACCGTTGAGTTGGTCGCGGGTTTACGCACGATACCGTTGATTTTTACATTGCGCGTCAGCGCGTCGCCCACCGCGGTGGACGGCGAAAACGAGTTGTAGCAGGTTATCGCCATATTATTGGCATCGTGGATAGCCAGCGCCATAATCGCTATCATCTGGCCGTCTTTGCTGTCCGGTTCCAGATAGGCGTCGGTGCCATAAATTTGTCGGAAATAGTCGGTCAGCGCGCTGAGGATTGTCTGGTAATCAGGCGCGCCGATCCCCTGGGCCGTTATCGTTGCCGATAACCCCAGCCTGTCTGTCTTAAGAGCCATTATGCCTCGCTTGTTACTGTCGTCGTGCCGTACAGCGTTTCCACGGTTACCGTGAAAATTGCCCGGCGGGATGAAGAGTCGAACGTGGTATTAAAAGAGAGAATGGACTTAACGCCCTGGGTGGCAAGGATGCGCTGGCGCAGAACCATTTCCGCCGTCGCGCTGTTTTGCTTGCCGGTAAGCGATTGCAGCCAGGGCGTGCCTTCCGTGGTATCCAGGAACCATTGCCCATACCATAATTGCAGCCGCGTTTTAATCGCCTGCGCCACGCACGCCGGCGAGTTAACCAGGAAAGCGCTGTCCCCTTTGCCAAAGGCGTAATCGCCGTCCTGCTCTTCTCTGCGATATCTCATTGCGGCCCCCTTGTGTAGCTGCTGCCGCTCTGGATGCCGCCATGAACGTGATCGATCTGGCTGATGCCGCCAGCGGTCTGATCGCCGGTCGAGGTAATATCGCCATTGACGTGCAGATTGCCGTTAAGCGTTAGCCGCGTAGTGGTGATATTGACCTCACCGCTCTGTTTCAGCTCGATAAAGGCCTGGCCTTCATCCGTACGGATTTGCAAAGCCTCCGTGCTGATAGCGCTGATTTTTTCCTTCTGGGACTGCGGCCCGACCAGCGCGAAAGCGTCGGACAGATCGTGCTGACGCGGATCGACCGGTTCCTGCACGTCGCCGTTTTGCCACCAGAAGTCGATGCAGCGATCGCTGAAGATCACCAGGCATTCATCGCCCTTTTTAACGGGAAAGGTGATGGTACAGCCGCCGCCGCGGGGAAAAATCACGGGAACGTCGACCAGCAAAGGCAGCGCCTGAGAAACCGGCTGGCCGCTGGCATTGCGCACACTGCCCTTAATGGCCGGCTGCACCACGCAGGTTACGGTGTCGGGATCGAAGGATTGAATAATGCCGGGTAAGGCTACGCGTAGCGTTGTGGACACCATGTCCGCTAAAGCCCGATACGCCTGAGCTTCCCCGCCAATCACTGACTGGATAGAAACGGGCATAAAAACTCCAAAAAAAACCGCCTCAGGCGGATGGTTAGATTAGTGCGGCGCGGCGGGCGCCTTAAGGGCGGTCTGTTTGTCCCGCACCACGCAGGTCAGGGTCATATACCATTTACTATCTCGGGTATGGCCTTCGTAAGTGATGCCTTTAACGATATAGACGCCATCGGCCGCGATATCGGCAGGCGGCTGCGCTGTCTTTTGCTTATCCTGGGGTGCCGCCTGCGGCTGCGCTTTGTTCCCTTTTGCCGCCGCCTCTCTTTCTTCGGCGGCCGCGCGGTTGACCGATTCCATGGCATTACGCATGCTGTTAAGCGCAGCCTGATTGATATGCACCAGACCATGCAGACGAAGCGTTGGGTCGATCAGGCATTTGATGTTGACCCCTTCCGTGGTCAGTTCGGGCGAGCCGATCATGCCGGTCTGGCTGTTCAGCACCACAATGCGTTCGAGATAGCTTTCCTCCGGCACCATTTGCAGTTTGCCATCGACAAACTGCCAGGTCGCGCGGCACTGCGCGGCAACGTTATCCATCACCTGGCTGGCCGTTTGATAAAGCACCCGGCCCCTGGGAAAACGCGTGGGCGGCATGGTGCCGGTGGCGCCAGCGGTCACGCCGTAAGGATTAAAGCTGCGCAGGGTTAACCTGTGGATGGCGCTGGTATCGTAACCTGCGGCGACGGTAGTGTTGACCGTTGCCTCCATTGCGGCCTGGTGACCATCGATAGCCTGAATTTTCAATACCGTCTCAGATTGTTTCTGCTTATCTGACGAGGAGCCTGTTCCGACAATAAACGCATAGCGGATTTCGCCGCTAAAGATTTCGCCGTAATTTGGGCCTCCTGATTTAACCGGCGGGTTTTCGATCGCTTTTCCCACCATATAGTCAGGTATAACCGGCTCCTCTTCGTTCTTATCCGGCAGGACTCCCGTATAGCCCGCGATAAGGCGCAGCTTTTTATATTTACCGCTCACGATCGCGTTGCGGGTTTCCGCACTCAGGTTATAAATGCTGATAGTCGCCGTACTGCCGCTGCTTTGCACATGCGTATTAATCACAAATTCGACGCTAAGATCGCCCAGAATAATCGACGCTTTACTGGCATCTTCCAGCAGCAGTTCACAGTAGCGCATCCAGTTAACGCTCATGCCGCCTCCGTGATAATACAAAGATGCGCGGTGTAACCGAGATCGTACTGACCCGGCGCGGTATTGCCGCTGCTGTCGGAAAGCAGCCACAGGCCAAAGCCCAGCTGCAGATAAGCATACTGCGCCACCAGGTCGGCGCCGGTCACCAGCGGAATGCCCGCGATAATATCCCCGCCATCGCTGTTTTGCAGATCGAGAAACCAGCCGCTCTCCCGCCAGATAATGCGCATTTTATAATCGCTATTATTGATAGAAATATCGAACAGCTGATTATCGGGCGTCAGCGGAATTTCGGTAATAGTCATCAGCTGCTCCCCGTCGTGAGAACCACATTCGCCGGGCCGGGCCTGGCGACTTTCTTACCGTTATTCTGCACGGCAGAGGTTTTTGCGCCCTGCGCCATATTCTCCTTTTCCGCGCTGCTGAGCGTTCGCGTCTGCGTAATCATCAGCTCGGTCAGGCCTAACGAGGCGAACAGCACGTGTTCCGTAGAGGCATCCGTTGTCACGGAAATTGAGGTAATCAGCATATTGTTGTACAGCCGCTTGCCGGTCACCACGGTCAGCGGCTGCCTGTTGGTCATCAGCTCCCGCAAATTCTGGTAGCTTTCTGCCGGGCTTAACGATGTCTGGATACCGAATTGTGTCGTATCCATAAAGTCCACCAGCGAACCGCCGCCGGAAAAGCCTACCTCCATAGTCAGCTCCGCAGGCGAGAGATAAGCATGATCGGCGATGGTGGCGCCCGCTTCGACAGGATGCGTGGTGACGTTCAGTTTGTCGGTGTGGCTCTCTTTCATTACCACATTGGGAATAAGCAAACCGATTTTACGTTTGCTTTGCATTAATAGCGTGGGGAAACCTTTTATCATACCGGCATATTCCTTACGGTCTGGACGAATTGCGAGTTCACATCGAACTGGCTTTCCGCCACTCTCTGGGCCGTCAGGTGTGGCTCGCCACCCTGCACATAAATATTGGTTTCCTGCTGGATGCCCACGGTGCTGTCCGTTCGGCTCTGCGCTATTTCACTTTGCCAGGGTAAACGGCCGCCCATGCTGAAAGGCAGCGCGCCTGTCAGATTGTCATTGGCAGACCACGTCATCACGTTCGCCAGCATCCGGGCCTGCTGCGGGTTCAACGGGCTGTTTGGATCCGCTAAACCTGGCAATGAGATGTCCGACACGGCGGCCTGTGTCTCTCCGGCCATTTTTTTCACAAAGCGCCAGATTGGACTGTTGGCCAGCTTATTAGTGATATCGGTAAAGAAGTTATCGAAATAGTTCTTCACCTTATCCACGGCGGCGGTCATGCCCGCCGACCAGTTACCCGTCACAAAATCGGTAATAGCCTGTAGCCCGCCCTTCCAGTCAAGCGTGCCTGCCGTAAGCTGGCCGAATTTCTCCAGCAGCCAGTCCAGCGCCTTTTTGGCCGCGTTGATGCCTGGCGCCCACTGGTCCCAGTCAATCAGGGTTTTTCCGCCCTCCTGCCAGGTTTTATAGCTGTCGTAAAGCGTGAAAAGCAGCGCTACCAGCGCCACGACTATTCCTATGGGCGAGAGTAAAAAAGCGCTGTTCAGCGCCAGCCAGGCCGCCGTCATTACGCCAAGCGTGACGATCAGCTCCTGCGAACTGCTATCCAGCGAGTCCCACCAGCCGCTTAAATCGGCCACCGCCTGGATCAGACGCAATATGACCCTCTCTCCCACTTCAGCAAGCAGCAGCAGCAGGCTTACCGCGCCATCAAGCACGCGCTCGACGTCAGGCGCGTTGTCGGTCAGCTTCTTCGTAAAGTTATCGAAGATCTCCCCAAGTCCGTTGTTCAGCCGGCTGCTGCTGTTGGTTTGCAGCAGTTCGACAACCTCATCAAACTTGCGCCTGGCCGTCATAAAGTGGTCGGCGCCGGAGACGGCCTGCGTCATATTGACGCCGAGAGAGTCGGAAAGCTGGTTATAGTCGCCGATAAATTTCCCCAGCCCTCTTTGCATAGCGGCCAGGATATCGGGCGCAAGTCCCAGACTATTGGCGGTCGCCAGCGCCTGCTCTTCCGGCATAGCGCCAAGCCTGCTGCTGGCCTCGCTGAAGAGTTCGCTGTCCGTTTTTTTCTGGCCGCTGGCGTCGCGCGTTGCCACGCCCAGCTTATTCAGGCGCGCTTCCGCGCCCGGCTTATTAATGAGGGTCTGGAAAGCTTTCGCTATGGCATCGTTGCTGAGGCCGGTCTGGGCCGCGCCGTATTCCAGCGCGTTGAGATCGCCCGCTGGCGTACCGGCATTCTGCGCACGGACGCCAAGCTGCTCCAGACGGCTGGCGAAGCGGTTGATATACTCCACCAGCGCTTTACCCGCCTGCTCTACCGTCTGTTTGATCTTTTGCAGATCGAGCGCCTTTGCCGCCTGTTCGTTGTTTTGCCAGCCCGGCGCCTCAACAAACTGCCTGACTTTTTGCCAGCTGGCGGCCTCCGCCGCCAGCTGTGTATCCAGCACCATCAGAAAATTTTTTGTATTTTCAGCGTTCATTGGCCTGTTTCCATTGCTCAATGCGGTGTTGATTATCCGCTTTCAGATCCAGCCAGTCGTTCAGGCGGGCAATATCCGCCAGATCCACTGAGCCATCCTTGAGCGCGGTGTAGCTGATAAGCCCGGCATCCACCGGGCGCATCAGAAAATCTTCCCCGTCAGGAAGCGTTTCCAGTGTCAGCCCGCTGCCGGGACCTCGCTCCTGCTGACGGGGAGTTCGGGCAAAAAACTGCCCAGCGAATCCTCCACTACCCGCAGCACCAGCTTCAGCATGGTGATCAGATCGAGGTCATCGAACATCAGCACGCCCTGAGAGAAGATCGGCACCCAGCTTTTTGCCTGCTGGCGCGAGACTACTGCCAGGCAGGGATGCAAAATCGCATTGGTGTCTTCCTCGCTCATGTCGGCCAGAGAGTGCGCAATAGCGGGCAGAGCTTTTTCCAGCACCTGGAAATAGTCGCCCTGCGCCGCCGCCGATTTCACCGTGTTAATGTCGGAGAGCAGCCCGGCCAGCAGCGGCAGCAGCTTTCGCGAGACTTTAAGCTGTTGAAAAACGTCCAGCTTAGCGATACGGAACGTGGTTTCGTTGAGTGTGAATTCCATCGATTAATATTCCCCCATCACCACATCGATTTTGATGCAGTCGAAGATCCAGGCGGTGGTGCCGCCCTCTTTGGCGAATTTACGATCGGGCAGCTTCTGGAAGGCCACGCCGCGCGCGGTGATGACTTCACCCGAGGCGCTGTTGCGGATCACGATAATATTTTTCCCCCAGCTGGCAGAGCTTGCGCTCTGCGCGTTATAGGCCAGCGAGAGCTTTTTATTCACCGGCGAGGTTTCCAGCAGGTTAACCGTAATCTGGCCGGAGGTGCCCGGCAGCAGGGTATTCATCCCTTCGCCGTCAATCCCCAGCTTCATGCTGTTTTTATTTTCCTTCATGGAAACGGTAATGCCCTCTTCCGAGCTACCGGAACCGCTTCCCAAATCAAATACCGCGCCCGGGCCAATAAAAGAGGCGGTAACATCCATAAATGAATAGGCAGACATATTTTTTTCCTTAGCGAACAACGTTAATTTGGACATCGGCGTAGTGCACGGCACC